ATAATCTCATTTACATACATTTTAGCCAAACGACGAGCAGTGCCAATAGAGTTAAGATCTGTAAACCTATCAATAAGTAAGCTATCCAAAACTCCTTCAAAGGCGGTAGTTGCTTCATCAATAATTTTCTCCTTATCTCCTTCTACAAGAACATCGGAAATATTATCACCAGCCCAGCTTCTCAAGTTAGCCAGATCTAAACGCTCTTTTATTTTTTCACTAAATTTCATTATTACTCCTCATAGATAGCCGAATTAGCACCATGCTCAGCTACTTCACAACGTACACAAAAACATCGATTATTTGTAGCATCACGTATAAGTTTATCTGCAAACTTAAATGCATGTTCTGCAAACTTTTCAGCACCTACACCATCAAAGACACGAATTTCAGCTAATCCTTTATCTTGTAAATCAAACAAGTCCATAAGATGTGGATCTTTATTGTCTGCGCAAAGCTTATGATCAAAGTTATCTTCTAGCCAAGCTTTTAAAGGTTTCAGACCTCCAAAGTCTACAGCCCAGTTTTTATTATCTAAATGATCACAACCGAACGTAAACGTAAATGCTAAACTATATCCGTGTAATAGATGACAATGAGAATGATCTGCATTAGGTTGACGGAAGACAGCTGATAAACCGATGTTGTGACCGTAATGTTTTGTACTATAGTATTTTGCCATTTTATTTTCCAATTATATTTTCCCAAAGATAAGCGTGTACTCTTGCTGCTACTCGCCAGCCGCGCTGTAATGTTTCGTCAGCAATAACATGAGCGGGTATATGACCATCTATCTCACCTTTCTGCCCTTCTACTGTACCACCCAGCGGCATAATCCATACAGGATAATGTACACCAGCATCTCTAAACATTTTAACTACTTCATCAATCTCGTTCCAGCTTTCTTTTGTACCATTGCATACAAACTTAAGCTGACCACTATCTGATAGATTATGATATTCTTTTACAAACTCAGGTTTGATAGCTCTTGATCTTTTTTCACCTGCAACTGACCATAACTTAGGACTTACAGAAAAGAATAATTCTGTGCCTTGTACATTCTGTCTGTTTAGCCAGTATTGAAAAAAGTCTTCTGTTAATTGCTGTGTACCATTAGTTTCAAAAGTAACAGAAGGTATTTTTTCCTCTATGTCATGATAATAATCCATTATATCAACTACAGCAGCTTGCGCATGCTTCATTAGAGGTTCCCCACCTGTAAAGCACATATGAATATTATTATTAAATGTACGATTAGGTAAGGAGTCTAAAATGCGCTCAGCAATAACTGCAGGTGATGCTTTGTGTTGCAAGTGTTTAAACTTCTTAGACCATGAATAAGAAGAATCACATCCATAAGCAAAAACAGGAAGAGACTCTATCTCATTATAATCTTCGACATTAATTTCTTGATAAGGAAGTTTATATGTTGATGGATCAGTTGGGTCTTTTTGGCCGAACCCATCACACTGTAAGTTACAAAGAAAAAACCTCAGCCAGGCTGTAGGTTCACCAGTGTATTTTCCTTCACCCTGCATAGAGTAAAAGATTTCAGAATAAGCATATTCTTTAAGGGACATTTAGATCTCCTAGTTTTGTTATAGTAGTGGAAGGGCACTACTGGTTATATTTTACTTAGCTTTCTTTTATTAGCAATACGTAACTTATCTAACTTTTTTTTCTGCCTACGTGCCAAATCTTTATGATACGTACTAGCTCGACTATGAAACAAAACACCATCCATATGATCATATTCATGTAATATAGTACGTGCTGATATATCGTCAAATACATTAGTCGCGACAACACCATTAGCGTTTGAGCTTCTAATACGTACTGAAGTAGGTCTTTTTATTCGAATATAAAGACCAGGAAAAGATAAGCATCCTTCCTCGATTAAAATATTATCTTCTGATGTCCAAACTATTTTAGGATTAAAGAAAGATAATATTTCTTCAGGTTTCTCTGGACTACCAGCTACAAAAACCCTATACGGTAGGCCTACCTGACACGCAGAAAGACCGATACCTTTATGATGTATCATTGATTCTTTTAAGTCTCTTATTAATTTATGAGGGTCTACAGGAGGACTATCAAAATCAAAAGGTATACATTTCTTTTTTAAAACCGGATCATTCGGTTTCACTAAATTCATAATCATGCAGCAATCCGACTAAAGTTTTTATGTTTCTCAAAACGAATAACGCTATGAAACTTATCATAGAGTTGATCACCTTTATGACTTATTATAAACACATTTGTATCAGAAGTCAAGTCATTTAGTATCTTTAGAAACTCTTCAGTACCGGTATTGTCGAGAGATGAGTCAAACACTTCATCCATAATAAGAAGATTAGTACTTACAGAGTTTCGTAGTTTTGCTACTGCGCGCCAAGTAAACAATAATGATAAATCGATACGCATTTTTTCACCTTCAGAAAACGAAGCATACGCAAATGTATCTCTAAATCTAGATTTTATTGTTTCATTAAAATTTTCATCAAGCTCAAATTGTACAAAGAAGTCCATCGCAGCAAGATACTTATTAATTAGTTTATTCATAACAGGTACATATTGCTTAATGATACGAGTTTTAATGCCAGAGTCTTTTAATATCATAGAAGCTACATCTAATACTGAACGCTCATTAACTAATTCTTCTTTCAATGATTTTAATTTTATTAGAGCCTTATTTAATGTGTCAAGCTTGTTTAGTTCTTTTTCATCTGACTTATCAGTAGAATCTATTTTAGAGATATCTTCATTGATACTATCAATTAATTTATTCAATGCATTAATGTTAGAATTATTGCTGCTAATCTCAAGCTGCTTTTCTGACACGACTCTCTGTACTTCTACTATCTCTTCAATACGATGATTTACAGCTGCCCATTCATCTCTTAACTGCTGAAAACCATCTGTAGTTTCTACTAAAGATGATTGTTTATCTTCTATTGTTTGATGTTTAAAATCGTCTTCTATATCTTGCTTGCATACTGGACAATTATCGTGATCCTGATAAAACTCTATTTCGTGTTCTAGTTTTTTAATTTTTTCTTGAAGTTTATACTCAAGTTTTTCTATTTTATTTTTCTTTTTAGTTATAGTATCAAAATCTGAAATATCTTCTTGTAGATTATTAACTTCTTCTTGTAGTTCATTAACAATATAATTATATGTTTCTTTTTCTGACTCGGCCTTGGATATTTTTATTTTGGCTTCATTAATACGTTTATCTGCGTTATTTTTTATATCAGCAATATATTGTTCTTGCATCTTAATCTTTTCTTGCGCAAGATCTATATTATAATCATTATCTTTTATTGTTGTTTTATTTTCATTTACCTTATCTTTAAGTAGAGTATTCATAGTAGAAAATATTTGAATATCTAATAAGTCTTCGATTACCTCTCTACGATTCATAGAAGATAACTGCATGAAAGGTACAAATGTACTACTACCTAATACTACAATTTGACTGAAAGATTTATGATTTAGTTTTAATATATTTTTTTCTAATACTTCTTGATAATCTCGTGCAGCTGCATCTTGATTTAATAAAGTATTATTTTCGTATATTTCAAACTTATTTGGTTTAACACCTCGTATAATACTATATTCTTTTTTACCAATTCGAAACTCGACTTGGACTTCTAAACCTTTTTGGTTTATAGTATTCATAAGTTGAGGTTTATTAATTTTTCGAAAAGGCTTACCATACAAGGCAAAAGATAAAGCGTCAAGAATAGTACTCTTACCAGCACCATTCTCTCCTACAATAAGTGTAGATTTAGATTTATCTAATTTTACCTCGGTAAAAGTGTTACCCGTCGAAAGAAAGTTCTTCCAACGCAAGTATTTAAAATATATCATGTATTAACTCACTGATAGAGCTTCAGAGTATAAATCTTTTATTGTTGTTTCTAGCTCAGATTTATTTACATTAACATCTAAAGCTTCAATATATTTGTGAAGAATAGTCATTGTATCTTCAGCTTCACTCACAATATCATCGTCAGATTCAAGATCTAAGTTTAAATGATCTTCTACAACCTGTACATGTATAGGATTTACTTTTTCAAGTTTATCCATAAACATATCAAACCAATACGGGTTAGTTTTACTTTTAATTATTACTTTAATATAACTTTCGGCTAATATATCATAATTTTGATTTACAACATATTCCATAGTTTGATTTTCATCATCATAGAATACTTTATTAAACATTTTATAAGGGTTTTCAACAAACTCTATAGTTCTAGTATCAGTATCAAAAATGTGAAAGCCGCGAAGATCATCAAAATCAGACCAAGTAATTTCGTAAGGTGCCCCAAGGTAGTTAATATTGCCCACGGTACTTTTATGATGGAAATGACCAGAACATACAATGTCAAACTTATTAAAAAGAGAACTATCAAATCCGTGATCATTTATTGCACCTTTATACATCTCAAAACCTTTCAGTTCAAGATGTCCAAACAATACTTGAGCATTTGTTTTATCTACTTCTTTAAGAAAAGGCTCTACTGTTTCAGTACAAAGCCAAGGAAGTAGCATAATATCACAACCATCAAAATTAATTACACTGGGTTTATTATCATGCCATACTATTTTATCATAACCTATTGAACCATACAGTTGCTGCATTGAATTAACTGTATTGGTATTTTTATAGTATGTATCATGATTACCAATTATTACGTGCATATTATAATCGTTCTTAATGATAGGCTCAATAAAAACTTTATGCATATGGGCTTGTGTTTGATAGTTTATATATTTACGTCTATCTACAATATCACCTAAATGTATAATATTAGTAATATTGTTATCTTTTAGGAAAGGAAAAAATACGTTGTCGTAAAACTTTGCAAAATAGTCTGCAAACGCAATGTTATCATTACGCGCGCCAAAATGAGTATCAGTTATTAACGCTATTTTCATTAACCTTAGATCCTCGCTTTTTTACTTTACGTCTTTTATTCTCTTCAAAATCTTCTATAAAGTTATTCATATACTCAGTTGACCATTCACTCATTTTTACACTGTCATTATAATCAGTGCCAACATCGTGTGATTGTCTTTCTGATGTCATATTCATCATATTAACATCTTCTGTTAATTTATATTTTACATACAATAATTTTTTTTCTTTTTGAATACGTCTAAGAAATGCAAACCAAATTATTTGAGTAAAGTAAGCGAAAGGATTATTAGATTTGTCCGGATTAAAATTATCAATATATTGTAAACAGTTTTCAATACCGTCAGATATCATTTCGTCTTTGAACGTATAATTTATAAAATTAGGTTTACGAGCTAAATGAGTAGCAATTTTCATTATACACTCGCCAATATAATTAGGAACTCTAGGGCGGGGCAGTTCGTTTTCTTTAGCGTGATTTACTTTTTCGCGAAAGTCTACTAATGCAGCTAGAAAGTCCTTATTATTTACATATTCAGTTTTTCTTTTAGCCATGATAAATCCTATGATTTAATTACATTAATTATATTATATTTAAAAGCAAAAGGCAACTAATGAAAGGTGCATTTTTGCGAATTTATATCAAGGCTAGAAAATGGATCGTCTTCTTTTATTTTTTCTGTAGGTTCTTCTAAGCTGCTGAGGTAATAATCTTTAAGTTCTGTTGTAGGTTGTGCCATTGATATAATATGCATTTTCGCAAGAGGGTATGTTGTTTGATAACTTTCCATCCACTGGCTAGCTACAACAGAGCCTATATTATCATTATCGAGTATAAAACTAAATTGTATAGGGTTATTAATAATTAAAAATGGCTGATCATCATTATTGTTAATAGTACCAATTATATTATCACCATTTATTAATTTAATTATCTTTATTTGATCTTCCATTACTTTTCCAGTTTTATTTTATAAATTTTATAAGGAAATTGCTCTTCATTATATATTTTGACTCTTTCATATAAATGTCTTAATGTATAATTTACTTTCTTTTTATATTGAAGATCATCTGCAATATCGTATAAAGTACAAGCTACTTTACTTTCAGCTTTTCTAAGACCACGTCCAATTGATTGTAAATTTCGAATTCTTGATTTTGATGGTGACGCAAATATGATATTATGTAAGTTCTTAATATTAATTCCTGTTGAAAAAGTTCCGTACGATGCAATAATGATCGCATCGTTCTCACGCTCTGTAATTGATCTAACACTTTCTCTCGTTTCTGCATCGGTGCCACCATAAACAAAAAATAATTTTCTATCTTTATTTAGGCATTGCTGTATTGTATCAAATAAACCTTTACCATGCTTTTCTACATATTGAAATAGTATGAGAGTATTACCATTTAAAGACTTAGCTAAATTAGTTATAAATTTGTTTCGCTTTTCATTTCTTACAATAAAATCCATTTCATCTTGAAATTTGTTATCTTTATTAATTTTAGCTGTTTCTTCAGCATATTTCAATACTAAAATTTTTATTTTTAAATCGGCAACAGTACCTGATTCTATCAAATCTTTTGTTTTTACAAAACTTTTTACAGCACCAAACAAACCTTCTAATACTAATTTGTGAGTTTCAGTACCATCTAGAGTACCTGTAAATCCAAAACGATATTTACAATCAGTTAATTTAGTCATTATTGAAGTGAGAGATTTAGCTTTAAATAAATGTGCTTCATCACCAATAACAACATTAAACTGATCAAACCATTGTTTAGGCATTTTATAAATCGATTGCCAAGTTGTTACAGTTATACGCTCATCAATTACTTCTTTATCAACACCAGCGGTGATTAATTTACATTCTTCCTTATAACCATAATCTCTAAAATCTCCGTTCATTTGCTGAACAAGAGAGACGGTCGGTACTATAATTAATGTTTTTTGTTCTTGATAAAATTGAGTGAGTAAGTATATAATAAGAGACTTACCGGAAGCTGTAGGAGATAGAATCATAGACCGATTCTCACGTATACAATGAGCTACTGCTTCTACTTGATAATCTCTAGGTTCAAATGGTAAGTTTAGAGTACTAGCAAAATCTTTTACTTCTGATAAAGAGCACTCATTAGAGATTTCTAAGTTCTCATCAAACTCTAAATCATAATCTCTATCTTT